ATTCATAGGTATGTTTGGAATAAGACCTGTAAGTTTGTTATAAGCTTTTGTATCTAAATTAATACCATTTCCTTCATTGTCAAATGGTATGACATCACTAGGAGGTACTACTTTAAATTGTATTCGATTTAAATATTCATCTATAGGATTATCTTTTTCTTTTCTATATTTAAAAGGATTAAAGTAATTACCAAAGAAAGCACCTTCTGGGTACTCTGCAATCTTGCCTGTTGTTAAGCTTCTTATGGGTTCAATATCTGCACTAAAGCCTGATGTAACATCTTGTCGATTTCTCATTATCATCAAACCAATAGTATCTATAAATTGAAAAGGATTATTAGATTGCTTTAAACTACCAAAGTCATTACCTTCATATTCTCCTATATCTTCTGTTCTTTCTTCTTGTGGAAATAAATCGCCTTTTCTAAACTTTGTTTTTCTTTTAGGAAATCTACCTTTAAATGTTTTTTTTGTTAATTCGTCATACCATTCTTCCCCTCTAGCTCTAGTAATACTTCTTTGTAAAGAAGCAGGGTAATCACGAATGTTTGTAAAGTAGTTAACTGGTATTTGATAAAACCTTCTTAACGCACTTACATCACTTGTAAGATCAATCATTTGTGCAATATTTTGAATCATATATTTATTATTTAAATTTCTTGAAAGTAAAGCTGTAAGAGCATAAGCAGAATTTTCATAATCTTCATCTGCTTCAAAATCTCTAATATATGCCATATCCCCTGCAATCATAAGTAAAGAAGCTATTGGCTCCATTCGAGATAAAAGGTCTATGTATTCATAGTTTGGTTGTCCATTATCTCCTCTAATTATGTTGCCATCTTTATCTTTTTGTAAAACTCTAAAACTGTAAGGTAATTCATCAGTTCTTTTTTCTCCTTCTCTCAACCATCTATTATGATGTCCTCCACCAACAAGAGCTAGTTCTGCTTCTGGGTTATCTTTTGCTGCTGCTAAAGCGATAAAATAAGCCCATATCATAGCACCAGTAGCAGCTTCGCCATTAGCTCTATAAGCAGTAGCTAAATCTTCACTTAATAAATTATCATTATATTCTTTCAATATTCTTCCTAATGTTGCATTATATTCTGGCGGCATACCTTTAAATATGGTATCAAAATCTGGCAAGCCTGTTCTTCTTAGCACTTGTTTACCTATATTTACAGGTGTTGTAACAAAAGGAACTATTGGTTTTAAAGCAGAAGATTTAAGAATTTCTGCAAGTTTTTTTGTTTGTGCTGACCCTGTGCCTGTAAGACCAAAACCTTTACCTAATTCAGTTGTAAATGTTCTATCTGCTGAATAATCTAAAGCTCTTGTATATGAATCTAAAATATTTTCATTAGGTACAAAATTAGGAAAAGCAGTATCTTGTCCTTTAGTAAAACTTTTTGTATTGACAATATCTATGATTTCATCAAAATTACTATTTACATAAATACTAAAACTTTTTCCTGTAAGACCTTTTTCTGTTGCTTGTTGTGCAAGCTCTCCCATCAAATGTGAACGAAATGCAGTTTGTTTTATAAATTCGTCACCTGCCATCATAAAACGAGAAGGTAATCTAACTCCATGACCAAGAAAGTTTATAGATTTTGCGTAAAAACTATCGCCCATCATTCTAATTGCATATCTTTCGTAGGCATCTTGTCCAAACATTCTTCTTTCATCAAGAATATTTTTATCAAGCCATAGTGCTTTACCTGCTGCACTTATATTGTCTGTAAATGTTGTAAATATAGTTGCAAGCTCTCTAATTGCTCTTTTTTTCATTGTTATATCATCAAGCGGACTACCTGTAAAAAGATCAACTGGACCAAGAGCAACATTAAATAAAGAACCAATAATATTAATAATTTGCGTTTCTGGTGCAGATAATAAACTATTTATAAATATTTCATTATTAATTCTTAATCCTTTAGTTGCCACATCTCCAAAACTCATACCCTTAACAACTTTACTAAGTCTCTTACTGTCTCCTTGCATAGCCATAATCTTTCTAGTAATAGCCAATAGACCTTCTATATCATTATTTTTTATATAAGTCTGCATACCTTCATATAGTTCTTCTTTTGTTGGTACTAATTTTTGTTCAGATATTTGTTTTTTTGTTTTTTCTACTAAATCTCTTGTTGTTGTTTGAAACTTCTCTCTTTGAACTCTATCAACAGTTTTTTCTCCACCACCAATACCTTTTGCTACTTGTTCGTCAACAGGTATGCGACTAACATCTTTAGGCTCTGCATCTATAAGCTGATTAACTCTTACTGTACCTGCTGTTTCGTTACTTATCTTTTTAGTTGGACCTGCAAGATTTATCATTCTTACTATATCTTCTGACCAATTCTGTAATAAATCATCTGATATATCTTCTCCAAGCAAGAAAGCTTGTTCTATATCATTCATATATTGAGTAACATTTTTAGCTAATCTTTTTTGTTCTTTTATTGCACCAAGATATAAAACCCTCATGTGTTTTTCTGGGTCATTCGGGCTAATCTTTTTTGCTATTTGTATTACTTTAGGCAACAGTTCATCATAGCCCATAGCACTTGCAGCTTCTATAGAAAAATCATCAGGTATAACAATTCTATTTAAAGCTTTACCTGTTGTTTCCCATACGTCTTCTGTAATACTCTCTACATCATTCCAAATTTTAGGATTAGGTTTTGATTGCTGTAAAGGCAAGTCAGTAGCTTTTGTTTTAGTTTTTTTTGTTACTTTTGTTTTTGGTGCTACTTCGTCAAAATTAGGTAAGTCATCTAGTGTTTTTACAAAGTCGGGAGAAAATTCTTCACTACCTACAAGAGTTGCTTTGTTTAATCTTTTAATTTGTTTTTTTGCAAATTCAAGTCTAGTCGGGTCATTCTTTATATCTTTGAATAATTGAACAGTTCTATCAAGCATTTGCTTTTGGTTCAGTATGTTTGGACCACCTGTAATATCATCAATTAGTCTTACAGCGTATGGCTCTAGTGTCTTTCTTAATTTCGGTACACTTTTTATAGCAGCACCACCAGCAACAGGTACAGCTTCAAAAAACAAACTATTAGCTAAAAAAGATTTAAAGGCTGCTTCTCCATAGTCTGCATCTTCTCCCCTTTCGGGTGCAGATAAATATTCAACTATAGGTCTTACAAATCTATTGTTTACTACAGGACTCTCTATATCAGCAAGAAAGTTAAATAAGTTTTCGTCAAACTTATCTATAGCAACAAAATCTGCTGCTGAAGAAGCTGTAAACCATCTAGCACCAGTAGCAATCTTGTCATAATTTTTTATACCTTGTAATGCCTTTATACCTTTTATACCTTTCAGAGTCTTATTAAAACCTGCATAGGGTATCAAAAAACCACCACCAAACTTAAATACTTGATAAGCTGCATTATCCATATCTCCTTCTTTTTCAAGACCTAGAGCCTTAAGATCAATCAACTCATTTGGGTCATAAGGATTACCTTGTAAGTAATCACTTAAATGTTTTATTTCATTTGGTATATCAACAATACCTGCTGCGGTAGCTCTTAAAGCAGTAGCTTCTTCTTCTGATTTTGGTTTTAAAAATTCATCTTGAGTCTTGGCAGCTTTTTGTATAACTTCTTCTGTGATTTGATTTGGTACAACGATTGCACCTGAGTTCTTTTTTAACTGTTCATATAAAGCTTTAGGTATATCCTTTATACCAAAGTTTTTTAGTTTTTCATTTTCTGTGAAGTCATCAGTTTTTTTAGACCCAATACCAAAAGCTCCTTCTGGTACTGTATTTTGTAGATTAGAGTCTGTCATGTTAGTCAGTTAAAAACTTTTTATAGGAGTTATTTTTGTAAGCACTCCAAGCACCAAACCCTTGTTGATCGTATAGACGTTTAGCTGCTATTACATTAACAATAGGGTCATATAATTCATCTGTCGATTCTATTCCAAATAATTTCAATCTTTCTTCTAAAAACGCATCAATCATATTTAGTTGAAAAAGACCTATAGAAAATTCATTTTTCTTTTCTGGGTCTAAACCAGACTTCA